GTTTCCCAGTCACGATCGAACAATGCAGCAACTCCAACGAGTACAATTGGTATCCAAACAAATGGATTTGCGAGAGCAGCAATATTGAATGCAATCATTCCGATTCTGGCTAGTTTGAGAACCGTGGTCACAGCAACCCATGCCATTTGAATTGACTTGATCATAGATGCGATTCCAATGCCAATTCGGAAAGCAGCGTACATGGCCAGAACCTTCGTGCCAACAGTAACAACTGTTGTCGCAAGTTCTAGCAGCCTATCTTTGTTTTGGATTACCCATTGAGTTAACCGTCTTAGGAAATCAATTCCCTGGCCGATTTTGTCTACAAACATATCCTGAATGGCTCCTGTGGCGTTGGCTATCTCTAGCCTCCAAAGCATCATTTTATCACGGTTATTACTGACCTTCCCGCCTTGAGTTTCCATGATTTTGCTCATTCCGCCTTGAACTCCTTGAAGATCTCCGAGACTCAATAGATAATCCTGAATGGCTCTGTCCGTAAATTGCACCTGCTTCTGCTGACCTTTGAAGGTGAACGTTACCATATCACCTTGCTTTTGCGCCCGAATACCAAATTCCTTCAATCGTTCGAACTCCCCGACTTGTGCGTCTAAAACTGCTTCAGCCAATTGTTCAATGGGTTTGGCTTGAGCAGCAGCCAAATCACCTAGCTTTCTCATTTCATCCATAGTGGGACGAAATCCTTGATTGGCCATTTTCACCCACGATGCAGTCAATTCATTTACTTGATTCGGTGTCTGTGAAGCAAATCTCACGATATCTGCTAAAACTCTTTTCGAGGCCCCTTTAGAGCCAAGCGTATTCTCCAGAACCGCTTCGTATCTCTGAAATTCAGCTCGTGTGTCGGCGATTGATCCAATAAATCCACGGATACGATCTAATGCAAAGGCCCCGGCAATCATCCCACCAACCGGGCCTAATCGGCTAAGAAAGCTGGATATCCCTGAACGCATTTTTGTGAAAAATGAGACTCCACGCTTCTCAGTCATTTTGAATTTATCGCCAATCGAAATCAGGGGCTTGTTCATGGAACCGATCTTGCGATTTAAAACACCGAATTGAGATTGGAGCTTCAAGCTATGACCTGAAGCTTCTTCTAGCACTGGGTTAAGTGCGTCAATTGCAATGATTTTAAATGAAACCTGTTCCATGAACGTTGATTAATAATGGCTTGATACCTTACCTTAATGACGTGTCTGGGGGTACTGCAGGTGTTTTCTTAAATAGCTTCAGTACGACATCATACAGCGATGTAGACATGAAGTAGGTCAATGCAACAGAAACAACATCGACGCCAAACATGACGAAACCAAGACCTGTCAAAATCGCCCATACTAGAACACGGTAAGTCGTTTTAGGAATGAGGTTTAATCCGGGGATAATATAAGATAGATATCCTCCAACGATGAGCACACCTGAATAAAGCAAATCAAATTTTCCGAAGAGCTCTGCCGGTGTTGTTGGTAGTGATCCTATACCTGTTGTGTCAACAGGTGAGCCAATTGTGACATTGACCAATGATGCGGCCAGAATGATTGTAAACATCAACAATAAGCGCGTGCGCGCAAGTGAATTAAAAAGAACATTTTTCATTTGAATTGAATTTTTTGATATTATCTATTTGTCCGAGTTTCCAAAGAATGTCTGATGAATCAACCGTAGCCCATAGTTCACAGTCACAATTCCATCAACCCATTCGTCCTCTGTCATTTGTTCGGGATCTTCTCTTAAAAAAAACCGAATCATCGCGTTGCCCTTTTGATATTCGCTGCCATGCTCCAGGGCGTCAAACGCACGGCTTAGAAGTTTTTTACCTGGACATCAAATGTCTTTACCAGGTCAGTTAGATATGGCATCAAGCTTGTGAATAATTCGACGTCATCAGCAGCTGAACTATCCCCTTCAACCAGGCAATTCTTAAAATAAATTTGATTGGCTCTCAGTGGATCTGATGCAAGAAACTTGGTCACTGCCGAAATCACTTTCATGTCTGGTTTTTTGAACCAGAAATACTCAAACTCATGTTCTGCAGTTTTTACCTCACATAGAGTTAGTGGGCCATGCTTTTTTTTCAGCTGATCTATTTGCGATTGTGTCAATCCACCGGCAATGATAGCTGGTGATGAATCTCCTTGATCTCCCATTTGAATATTGATTTAGTTATTAATTCCATTTAATCTCACCAATGATCAAGGTTAGCTCCGTAGCTATTTTCTTGTCATTTTGAGACATGCTTCGCTCATTTTTCATAAAGCGACAATTACGTAGTGTATGATTGACGATCACACCATTCTGAGGTAGGAAACTGACTTGAATATCAAATTCAGGAATATCCTGTAGCCTACCACTCGTCACTGCAGATTGGAGCCTTTCTACCTCGACCATATGAAGGGTAATAGATCCTTCGTATGATACATTGCCGTATGATCTGCTCACTGGGAATTTGCCATGACCGTAATTGTTTTCCATCTCCTCTTCTTCAGTATAGTTGATAGCATCAATGCCCGCAACCACCTGGTTGAACAGGTTAAGTGTAACTGTTGACCAACTGTATGCTTCTCCGTTTACCAATGGTGGTTTCATGATTCAATTTTTAGTATATGTTGATAAAATTTAAGTTGTCAGTATTCGTACTGGGCATCTCGAAAGTGCCTCCATATGTCCAATAATTATCATGATCAACATGATTATTATAGTACCTGGTCGTTTGATTTTGATTCAAGTTTGTGTTACACACCCAGATAGACTCGATATCTACCTGTCCATTTGACGAATTCAATAATGTAGGCACAGCATCTCCTGTAGGCGCGACATATCCAGTACCAAAATTATTCACCGCTAACGATTGAGAAACACCATCATATCTGATTTCTGTGACTGATGGTGCTGTGTCATCAATATGAACAGAAACTAAATGCCACTCATTAGCTGATGGAAGGGTATTATTTGACGGTGCGCTAGTTTGCCAAGAACCGTTATTCTGAGTGAATTGAATACGATCGTTATTCGCATTCCAAATAATTCGAAGCCTTGCTGGATCACCAGCTGCTATATCTCTTTGCTCCCAAACGGTCGTACTTCCTGTTAAATCAGTTGTATTCACTCGCGTAAACATCATTACCGTACGATCGTTTGCAGGAATATCAATCAATGGAATACTAACCTTTGCCTTAGCTGTATCTGGGCCTATTAATTTGTTTGTCAATGGAACGTCAGGTGACTGTTCAGCATAGCTTGTTGACGCACTATCTGACCAGTAATTAGTTCCAGCACTGTTCGCATAAGCGTTTGCAATTGAATCGTGATCAGTATTATACAAATGCACAAATTCAAAATCTGAACATGTCGCATGACTCCCATAGGTGTCACTAGAATCATACGCAGCTGCTAGCGCATTACCATACCAAATAATGATCGTATCTCGAATATTATGTGTTACGGATTTTTTGCACCATAGATCAAACCAGGTAGAATCTACATTCCAATTTTCCAGCATGTATGGAATCTCGGTGATTGAGTCAGCGAGCGTCACTCTAATATCAGACCCATCAGATTTCGCAACATTGAATATTTCAGGATCTACGAGATCTCCATCGACATATAGGGCAAAATCGGCCTTTGTCCCAACAGCTGGACTAAGCTCTGATATTAGAACTTCGCCGTTTGACCAATCGCCCAAAGTAAAGGTTTGAGCAACCAGTGAGCCGACAAAAAGAATTTGCGATATGATCAGAAAAATGAGCCTCATTAATTTGGTGCTAATGTGATTGTATAGCGAAGGCCTTGCGGTGGAGTTGTATTCACACCATCTACATCAAACCTCAAAAGATCTCCAGCCTCCAGGATGTCATTTGAGGTATTAATCACATATGGAGTGGTGGCTGATGTCGAAACAACATCGCCGCCATCAATACTCACTGTTGTTGATAACAGATCCTCGGTATCAGTCACGTTATGGATCTGAACATTTGTCGTTTCACTAACTCCAGCGGTTGTCACATCTATCTCGACAGCGACCAGCTTGAAGCTATCTAGGGCCGTTGGAATCCGATAATAAGACTTACCGTCACCTGTCGTAACATCAACGCCCTCCGGCGACATGTAACCTGTAACGAGTTTACTCAATTCGATCGGTGTGCTCACTTGTGTCGAGCCTTCATTAATGAATATTGAATCATTTGCAATGGATACAGATGTAATATCGTCGTCAGATCCACCGCCACCTAGACTGGAGGCTTCTCTTAAATACACTTGGCCGTTCTGAGAACTCCAGGCCAGGATCGAATCGCGGGCGTTATCCACCGGAGGATGTGACGCCAGGACTCCACTCCCTAAAAAATATTTACCCTGGTTCGACCAGGATCTGACCTCTCCATTTGAGTGAGCACCAACCTGAGCAATATCAGAACCATCTGTGTAATTCAGCTGCGCGAGAGACAACTGGAGACGCAAATCGGCCTGTTGACCGGAAACTGGTAGATATGATAATCGGTGCGAGGTTCCATCTAAAATTGAATAGCCTGATTTACCAGCGGCGTCATTCCAATTAGACTGTACACTCAATTGGCTCACCAAATGAGAATTAGTACCAGGCCCATTGTTTGCGGAAACTTGCCAGACATTGACGCTATCAATAATCGTTGAGAAGTTATTCGCATTATGCGTATGGGAGGCCGACTGATTGAGATCCGCTGACAACAGATTCCCCATTGAAGAATTATCAGAGGCCAGGCGATTTATAATGATATAATCAGTACCATTAAACAGAACAATAATTCCACCCAATGGGGGTTCCAGTGTAAAGGTCTGAGCGTTTTCAATCTGTTCAGATCCAGCGGTCGTTATCTCCACACTACCGGAAGTCAAACGATATTTAATCAAAAACAACTTGGAAGCTGGAGGCGCAACAGGGAGGACAATCTGATCTCCAACAGTGTTTGCGATCTTTTCTATCAGATAATCTGTAGGCAATACATTATAGATACCTGTCCCTATTTCAACCCGATTGTATGCGTTTATTGATCTGAGATAAGTAGAATCCCACATCGACTGATAAGCGTTATCATTCATAATGATTGAGCTATCAACCTTTAATGATGTTTCTATCACAACATCATTGGCACTATTTCCGATAACCAGATCTTCATTGGCGTCATACTTCATGTAAGCTGTGTCAGTGCTCGTGCTGAGCTTCCACTTCACTCCAGCTTCCCCAGATCCTTGTTTTTGAAATTGTATAAATTTATTGCCTGTCGGGCCTCCATCACCATCCCCATTCCCCATATACAAATCCGTTGCGACTCTCAGCTCGCCGCCTTCGATACGCCAAAAATCTGTTATTGCGGAGATCGTAGTTGATTGGATTGTGCCACTTCCGCGATACAACGTATTAATGGCATCTCCTATATCATCTATTGAGGCCTGAATGATGTTTTTACCAGCGTCTAAACAGACTATTTCTGAAACGATTCCAGGAAATGCACCTGGAGAATATGCTCCTAAATGGATTTGTCCGCCAGCATTTTGACGAAAACCCTGATTGACAGCACCATCTTGAAGAACAAATACATCTACACCCGTATTGATATCACGGACTGTAAAGTCATTACCTGAATTCATTGTGACCTGATAGGCCTGGTTGTCATTTTCCAGTTTAACTCCGCCAACACCTCCCGTCCCATCTCGACGTATTTCAATCGCTGGATTGCCATCATGAAGGAATTTCAGATTATCCAGGCCAGTACCAGAAACAACCAACCCTCCTGACTGATGATCCAGCGTATCGGTTCCTATCGTCTGACGATCAACTGGCGTTATCATCCCGTTACCATCACTGGCTCCACCAGTTGCATCAAATGTGAATGTACCTGCACCATCATTATATGAGAATGTCGTGTTTATGCCATCAACACCCATCGCACCGACAAAATCCTCTATCTCTTCTTGAGTAAATCCGCCACCACCGCCAACAGTTGCGATACTATCTGATATATGTTGAAGTATCTCAGAGTTCAAAAATGGTTGCTCACAGAAATCGTCTGTCTCGTCAAGGCCTTGCGTATTGCTTCTGATTCTGGTATCAAAACCGTTTGAAAAAAAGTTGTTACTCCCTTGTAAGCATACGAACGGATTAAACTCTGTCGCGCCTTGATAATCAATTGCGACAGCCTCCCCATTACGCCAAAAATCACAGTTCTGGACGTATAACACTGGATTGACAACTGTGTCAAACTTCTGAACCCGGATCGCCTCATCATTATCCAAGAATGTGACATTTTTCATTATCAATGTATCTGGTGAGCGATACAATACACCAATGTCAAAATTTTCAAATGTGCAATTGTTAATCCTGGAGCCGGTGAATGGAATGTTATACTGGACTCCTTTTGATGATCCCTGAACACCAGTGAAATGTATGTTATCTAGGAATATGTCGCCTTCTGTAGTATCAACAAAACCACCTGTAGCGGCAAACAGACCCGTTCCAGAGGTATTAATTATGCCATTTGAAATTTTTAAATTATGACTAATGTATGTCACACCATCTCTCTCGGTACTTTGACTACTGATTCCATTAGACCAGTCGTCAATTATAATTCCATTCACCTCAATATTTGATGACCCGAAAAAATCAAAAGCGGCTCCGCTACCATTATGACCTACAAATAAATTTGTGACAAGGCCTGTCGTACATCTAGCTATTTCAAAGCCATCTCCCACTGACACATCAGAGCTATCAGAGTGCCAATAGTTACTGACAACAAAATCAGCCATGTCAGAAATATGACCACCCTCACCACATCCCCAGCTCCGAACATTACGGACATCAGCGAACAGGCAAGCATTTAAATCGAACGGATTTGAAAAGTGATCAGACAGCTCAATATCCTGGATAGTAATTCTTGAATTGGTTGTATCTCCCTGGTAAGCGATGATACTGCCAGCTGTCAATTGTTGATACCCGCCAGCCCATGTTTGGTTGGCTGTGTTCCCTCCAATCACACCAATTCCTGATCCATCAATCACCACTCGATCCGTATGATAAGAGGTAATGATATCAACTGGCCGTGTAGATTGCATATTGGGAGACAACAAAACAGTACAATTAATTGTCAACCTCACATCCTCACGCAAATTGATACATGTCGCATGAGTTGATGATTTCCAGGGATGGCCAGATGCGAGCGTGTCTAAATAAATTGTATCTAATACCTCTGGCAAAATGATATGTCGGCCTCCTGATGCCTGAGCTGAATCTAATGCCTCTGCCCAGGTGTTTGATTCGATCTTGAACTCTCTAATATCGAATGAGGGTCTAATGAGATTGACATCCAAATCATTCCTGAGTGCGGCGATACTATCTAAGAGGGGTTGATCATCGTAAGATCCTGAAAACTTAAATCCATTTCCGTTTGATGCGATATACCATTGATCGCCATTAGGATCAACAATGAACTCCATCAGGTTTTGCGTATTACCTGTTGGCGTTGGAACGTAGACGACTGGAGTCAATTGAGCCTGGGGGGTATGATATCTTTTTAAATTATATAGACTGGCTCTCCTGGTATTGCCATCCTTTTGGCTGTATACCTCGAAGTTAGAATCATTGGGATCTGTCTCTTCTACAAACTGATCAGGTCGCACCTGGGAATGTGCCAGGTGAAACCCAATCAATATTATCAAAATGAGTTTAACTTTCATTTATGCTTCGAGATTGACTGTAAAGCCGATGTTTACAATTATGTTTCTGGCAACTCCTCTAGGCTGTAGTTTCACCTGGATCACTAATTCAGAATTAGCCAATACGTCTTGATCAGGATCAATGGTAACTGAACTGCCGCTCAGTTCTTCCTCTCGCTGCATGATTAGCAGCGGTGCAGAAACTTTGTTTTCGAAATACTTTATGGTGTCCGGTGCCAACTTGCCATCTTCATCTACTGTGAGCGGGCTGTTTAAGTCCGGTAATAATGCTGAGCGAATCTTACGTTTTGCCTTTTGCATTGTACGATTCAACTCAATAGTTGCCAAATCACTGGTTATAGCAATTGCCGTATGCGAATCATTCAGATATGATCCTGATATCCCGACATGTTTAACCAGGAACAGATATCCTTTGTCATTCAGCGTGCTCAGTACAGCAGCTCCGATATCAGTTACGAGTTGACCATCCGGGAGTGAAGGTTTTTGGAAGTCACTGCCCACCGAAATATCAAATCGAGCCACCCAGGCGATAGATTGATGAACGGCAGCACGAGCTATTAAACCAAGAACGGTTCCACCTGCAGGAATATAATTGACACCCAGAGATGTGGCTAGGGTTGCTCCTTTGCCACTGCCGTCTCCGCCAATAATTACGGATACTGTTTCAGAGCTCATCGTGCGTAAATCAGGTTGAGCTGCACCGTCTACAGCTGCAGCTTCATCTTTAACATTCGTAATAAAAACCAATGGAGCGTGCTCGCTGGCCATGAAATCAGCAACTGCCTTAATTGCCGCGACCTCAGTTCCCAGATTAGCAAAAGTTGTTTCTTTATACCAGAATGCCTGTCGCACACGGCCTTCTGATATGGCCAGGAATTTTTGATTATCAAAATCTGTGTGAGCTGCATTGATTACAAACAATTCGCTGGCTCCGGTGATTCTGAAATATTCACGAATGAAATACCACAACAAACCATAATTGGCATCACCATCCACAATGCCATCAGCCTCAGCCTCCTCTGTACTTAGATATTTTTTACCTACCGGATCTGTCCAATTAGCCGGTGATGAACTCAAGTCCAACAAAATCGCTGAAACGTAATCCTCTTCATTTGGAAGTCTACCGAGTCCTCCGGGAGTGTTATTAAATGTGACGTTATTCAGTGGCATGATTTATTTTTTAATGGATACTTTATTCTTCTTCTGTTGTCATTTCATCGATTTGGCCATTCTTCCAAATGCATAAGACCTCTACACCTAGACGGGCCGCATATTCGAATGCCTGGTCTTTTGCGTGCTCCAGGAACATGCGATCAGCAGCCTGGTAAACACATCGTGCATTAGGATACATTTTGAAAAAGATGGATACTGACATTAGATGCTGTTTTTAAAAATGTTTCTCAAATTCGAGACGCAAACTTCGAATGTGCTTAAACTCGTTGCGTCCATCATATCGTCTGCGCTCATGCTGCTGAACGCCACGTAATAGAACTCTTCTTTGGTCTGATACAAGTAGTAAAGCCTGGTACGCTGAATTCCGATTGATCTGTATTGCCTGTTTAAATGCGAATCCGGTTCTTGATCTGTTACATAGTCATAAAATCCATTCGCATACATTTTACTGAGCATTTCGACATATGGCAGGTCCACTTGGAAATACTTGTAGTTTGCCTTTACGCTAGGGATCTTAGCGTTTTGAATATGCTCATATAGCACGGCTATATTGAGCTTTTTTCCGACGTGTGGTACTCCACCGCCATTTTTGCTTTTAAGAATCAACACGCGCTGGGCTTGGCTTTTTAGACAGGCTTGCTGAATGTGTTCAAAGGTCTGCCTGACATCCTGGTGGACATCTGACACCTTTCGCGGTTTAATGATTTCCATGAATCGTTTACCCCACCATTTGAAGACAGCCAGTAGTACACCTGATGATATCAAACCAATCAGGATCTCATTCCATGATATTGTGTATTGCATTCTCATTCTTGAAAATGAGGCCCGTCAGGAAGATCCCACCGGGCCTCTTTATGTCCCAAAAACGGATTTCTACTAAGATCCAGCAGCTTCGACGATCGCAATGACTCCACGGCCATCAGTGTATCTCTTGGCGCCACCTAAACGGGCCATTGCTGAGAAAACAGAGCCATAGTACAATGGATTATCGATGTCGTTATACACTTTTACAGCACCTTTAGCACGACGCACGAAACGTTCTTGCCAAAGAATTGCAGCTGCATTATCCGTTGTTCCAGAAGACGCATCAGGTGTCTTTTTCACCGGAGTAGCAGCATTGGTGTATCGCTGGAGATTATCTTTTCCACGCATGTAAATGTTGAAACCAAGAATGGAAATCAGGTCCTGGTCATTTTGAATACGTGCTTTTCCGCTAAGCTCCAGGCCTAGAAGATCTTTCCAGTTGTCTTCAACCAGGTCATTGTACATATGGGCCGGTAACAGAATATGCCGTCCTGTAGTAGGCACTTCCATATCGTCCATCTTTGCTTTTGCTTGGATCAAATCTTCTATGGTTAATTTTTTACGGTTTCCTGTAGCACCTGCAGTATTCGCCACCCGATCACCTCCAGTTGTGCGAATGATCGCAGCTGCAGCCGAAGGTGCCCAGTGATGTGCTAACCACTGATAGCTTGCCAGGTTGATCTCCTCAATATGATTCATCAGCACACTCTGTCGCTTAGCATAAGATGTTTCGATCTCTTCGATGTCCTGAATGTGTGAAGGAGTCGATGTGAACTCATCAATGTCGTACGTCAGATTGGTATCTGTACGCTTAACTGCAGTAGCAGGCAGAGTCGAACGATTTCGCTCAACTACTGGTGCAGCACCAGCTTGAGGAAGGTTGACAGTTTTATTGCTTACCCACGCGTCATCAGAAATTGCTTTCATAGCGAAGGCATTGGATGGCCAAAGTTTCTCTGCAATGTCCCTTGCCCATACTTGTGTTTGAAGGCCCATGTTTTAGGTTTTAAAAATTTTGAAATATGGTTTAAGGCCTATGACTTTGCATATTCAGCGGCCAACTGTTCGTACTTTTCCGGATCTTCCAAACGAAGCGCGTTTAGCTTCTCCGGATCATTTTTGCTCAGCCATTCAAAAGAAAGCTTGTCTGCATCCTCTTCTTTGTTTTGAGTTGTCAATTCTTTCTTCAGATCAGCAAGAAATCCTGATAGTGATAATGCCCCATCAGAAGCACCTTCACCAGTAACTTCCTTTTTCTCAGAAGCAGGCTTTTTCGAAGCCAAATGAATAAGTTTGGCTGCGTTGTCGTAATCCGATTTCGCCAGGCTGAGGTAGGCGTCACGGTTGTCTTCATTGACCACACCGGCAGATTCTCCGAGTTTAATGAGGTCATTCGCTCGGTTAGACAAAGCCAACTCGCTGGAGTCCTGGAGCGATTTAATTTTTTCAACCACCTGTTCAATAGGTGTATCAGCTGCTAATCCCAATTGTTTGGTGATAGCAGTAGGAATAGCATTTTTATCCACTGTATCTTGATTTTGATTTAATGAAAGTTTTGGTATGAGGTCGTCGATCGTCTGACCGTCATTGAGTGCTAAGGCCACAGCACCTTGATCTCCAGGAAGATTGACACACGAAACTTCAAGCAGCTCACACGACAATACTGTATGTCTCGTTTGGCCGGGCAGCATGTCTTTTGGATCATCGCTCGTCAACATTGGCCGGTGACGAATGGAAAAGCCACTCATGTAGCCTTTCTCATATTTATGTTTGAGCATTTGACCGTGTGGATCTTTTTCGTCAAACTCAGGTATTCCGGTGTACTTTCCATCAATTACTTTCAGGTCAGTTACTTTACCGACAGACAAGATCTGATCATTGTGAATTTTGAGCAGGATCGGGTTGGCCTCATAATTGGAGGAATTAATTCCTTCCGGTACGATTCGATAACCGTATCGATTCACTTCACCGCTGGACAGAATAAACCTCTTCATCAGATTCCTGCGATATCGTCTTCAACAATAAATCCGGTTACACTACAATCGATGGGGTCGATGTAGAACGACCCTTCCTTATTGTGCGTCGTATGATAGTAGTACCGAAATCCTTTATTTCTCAAGTATTCGACGTATTTGAATTCATCGACCTGGCTAATTGAAATTCCGTAGTGATCTGCGACTTGATCAATGAAGCAATATGGGGGCGATCCTCTTGAAAAATTTTGACTCGCATGGATCGTGACTGGGAAAC